ATTGCTTCTACTATTTTATTCATTTGTTCTACATAGTAAGTAGATATAATAAAATCATAAGTTAAATTAACATAATCCGGTACTACTACAGCATATGATTCTTTTTTAGGAATTCTATTATTTAAAATATTAAAATTATCATATTCATTCTTTTTACTATATGGTTTTTGAAATAATCTTACATTTTTAGGACCATTAGCATCTAATTTATTGGCTAAATTTCTTACTTTTTCTACATTATTACGTTTATATGTAATAACAGGCATCATTATTTTACCTTTTAAATCTCTATAAAATCCATCTTTTTGTACTTGAGCCCATCTTTCAGGTGAACCATAATAAATTGGAACTTTTTGTACTACACCATTTTGTATAACAGTAGGTTTAATTACATTTTCCATATAAAAAACTATAGCTTCATCATTTTCTTTTAGACCAAGTGAGAAAGGTTTTGTTGTATCATCTCTAAAAGATATTTGGGTTGCTCTATTTTTTTCAGGAAATGCTCTATTAGGATTACCTGTAGTTTCTCCTGTTTCAGGATTTTTATATGTATCCTGAACTGGGTTGCTTAATAGTATTTCCCTTTGAGTTTTAGGTCTTGGTATTTTTTGATTTGCCATATTATACGTATCTTGCTTGAGTTAAACCTAATTTATCTGCTTGTACATAGTGAGCTTTACATATTATTGATATACTTGAACCATATGCACTTAAATCACCTGGACCACCTGATAAATTAATTGGATTAGGATTATTAGGGTAATCTGGGTTTTTACCAACAAAGTATTGGTTAGCTATTACTTCATGTACTTCATAATAACCTTCTTGGTAGAATATAACATCTCCTACTTGTGGAACCAAGTCAGCTCCATATCCTGTTCCTGGTAGTCCTGTATAGCTATTACCTTTATTATCAAATTTATTAAAGTCTTCTCCAGCACCTAATAAATCATCTCTTAAGAAGCTAAATTGTACTTCTTTATCATAATCTGTTCCTAAATCTGTTTCTGGGTAAATGTTATCTGTTCTTTCAATTAAACAGTTAAGTAGTACAGGACCCATATAATACTTTTCGTGGGCTGCTTCACCATATAAATTAACTTTTGTTTCTTCTAATTTATATTTGTAATAACCACACTGCTCAGTAATTATATCAGCCATAAGTTCTCTACTCATGTGTCTGAATAGACTTACATCTCTTGCTGTTCCAAATAACGCCATATTATCCTATATAAATTACACGAGGAACTCTATCTAATTCTTCCATTACGAAGTTAGACTCCATTGTTCTTCTTTCTAATAACTTTTCCCTAGAGGTTTCATCAAAAAACGCTCTTAATGAAGCTAATAAAGCTTCTTTTTCCTCCCTAGCTGCTGCTATTAAATCAGCTTGATTTAAAGTTATTTCTGCATTTGGTATAGGAATTGTTTCATATTTACCTCTAATATACCCTAACATTTCTTTACATATAGCTAAAGTGTATTCAAATATCCAACTTCTACCTACAGAATTAATGTCTTTATATTTTGGGTTTTTATAAGGTACTCCACTTACATATTTAATTTTTTCACTTGCCTCAACAATTGATGCTGAAGATCTTTCTGATTTCAACATAAATTCAACCCACATATTTCCAGCTGCACCTGCTTCTACTGTTAGTTGGAATGTTCCTAAAGTACCATTTCCATTAACAGTTACAACATCACCTTGAGAATAACTTCTACCTGGATTTACTACTGAACCAGATATAATTACACTAGCACTTGTAGTAATATCAATTGTTAATCCAACTCCTGTTCCACCAGTAACTCCTCTAGTACCATCTGAATATCCTGTTCCTCCTGTATTTACTGATAATCCATCACTTGTTACAGGTCCTTTTCCTGGGGTACCTGATTCTGGTATTGGGAATACTCTTAATACATTATCATGCATTTCAAATGAATAATTAGACATTCTAACTGTATCATTCATTTCAATTTGTTGAATAATTTGCATATCATAATTTAAAGGCATCATAAGATATCCTCCACCATAACCAAATCCTCCAAAACCACCAACACCATCTACTCCTGCTGCCATAGCTCCACCTAAACCAAATCCAAAACCATCATACGAATTCATAAATGTAGCAGCTGGTGGACTTGGATTTTCATAAAATACTCTCATGATTTCAATATCATTACTTTGGCTAAACCCATTTTGGGCTGCTAAAGCATCTAAATCATAATCTTGTATACTTGAAGTTAATGGTACTCTTAATTTATGCCAAGGTATATTTCCACCTGTTCCTGCTTCAGCACCATATTGTTCTGAGTAATCTATTATTCTACCTAAATTTGGTGTTACAATTGATTCTTCTATATCTACACTTGAAGGGGCTCCTTCTAGAGTTAAATAATTTTCTCTAATTTTATAAGCATATAATTCATTACCATATACTGTTATTGCTTCTTCAAATGCAGCATAAATATTTATTGCTTGTAATTCTATTTCTACTAAAGGATAACCTAATCTTCTAGTAACAAAAGTACAAACTTTATCTGCATCTTTTTCAAAAACAGGATCATTATCATAAAATCCAAATGGAGTATCTCCTGGGTGGAATGAACTTGAGCCGGGCCAAATTGGTATGTTTGCCATATCTTATTTTTTAATTTTTAATTAGTTGCTACTGGAGCATTAACTAACACATATTCTACATCTATACTTGAACTTATTGCACGTACTGAAATAAATTCTATATCTTGTTCAAATACACCATTAAACTGACTACCTGAAACATTAGGGCTTGAGAACATTATTGATGATGTTGGTAAACATTCCATTGTCCAAAAACTTTTAGCTCCAATAGCTGCAAAATCATCAGTTGTTAAAGTATAAACTAAATCATTTGTTGGATTATAATCAGTTGGAGTAAATAAAGATTTTGAAACTATAAGTGTGTCACCTACAGAATAACCACTTCCACCACTTGCAATAGTAACATCTATAGGAGTCATTAATCTATCAGCTGCTACTAAAGCTCTTAAAGTATATCCTGTTGATGTATTAATATTACCAGCTATTAAAGTACAAACTAAATCTCCTGTTGTTCCTGATCCAATATAAGTTCTTAAAGTAGCTTGTGGTATTGTAATAGTATCACCTGCAGCAAATCCACCACCAATTGATGATACTGTAACTGCTGAAACTACATTAGCTGCTACTGTTAATACTACTGAAGCACCTGATCCTATATTATTAGATGAAATTGGAATTGCTGCTGAAGTTCCATTATCAGCTCCTGTTATATTTGAAGTTATAGGTAAAGTTCCTCCTGTTATTAAAGCTGTACTTGGAATAGCATCTGCTGCTATTGTTAATACATCACCTACTGCATAATTTTTTCCTGGGTCTGTTATTGATACTGAAGCTGCTGATGGTGCTGCTGCAGAAAATCCATCTGAAGTTACTTTAACTGTACCTAAAGCTCCTGTACCAGTTGCAGATCCTCCTAATGGTACATTAGTATAAGTTCCTATTTGTGTTGTAGTAGAAGCTGCTGTAAATGGAATAGCTTGTGATACTAAACCAGCACTTTGTGTAACATTTAATGTTAATCCTGTTCCTGTACCACTTGTAGTTGTTGCTAAACCTGTATAAATTACTCCTGTAGTTGGAAATGCAGTTGCGGCAGGATTTAATGTTCCACCACTTGTATATGAACCACTTAAATTTTTACCAACTAATCCTACATTGTCTAATCCTGCAGATGATGTAAATGTAACTGCTAGTCTACTACTGTCATCCATATTTGTTATCCTACCGTATGCAATACTACTAGACGGAAATAAAGCGGGTCCAGGTGTAGGACCATTTGTATTTATTAAGTCTACATTTGTATCAGCAGGAACAGTAACTATCCTTCTATCATAGTTAGTTACATTAGGTATATCATATTGATTTTCATTTAATGTTCTTATACCATTAACTACATGCTCTTCTTTGATCTTTACTTGAAAAGTATTTGGTGTTAATATAGATGCCATAGGTTTTTGTTATAAATATTAAAGGGGGAATTAAATCATAAAAAAAAGCCCTGCTAATGCAGGGCTCTTTTAAAAATAATATACTAAATATTTTAATATAATTAAATATTAAAGTGTATTTAAGTTTGAAACGTATATTCTTGCATAGAATTCTGGTCTGATCATTTTCTTAGCATAACGAGTTAATAGACCTTTTCTTGGAGTAAAGGTTGTTGGATCGTATACCATTGGAGTCATGATTAGCGGAATGTATGGAGCAAATACTGCACCAGCTTCCAAGAATTGTGAACCTCTATATCCTAATAAAATAGTATTTTCAGTCATATAAGGGTTTTTGTATACTTGGTATCTTCCGTTCATTGAACCAGCTTTCTGTACACCAAATGCATAGCTCATTTTAGCAGCATCTCCATCAGAGTTACTTGCGAATCCTGGAATAGATTCGATAATAGTAGCGATAGTTGGAGAACATACCATAAAGTTAGCACCACCTCTAAGAGTTCTTTGGTGGATGATGTTAGAAAGTTTCTGAACTTTAGTTCCTAATGTTTGGAACCACTGTCCTTGTGAGTTAAAGAATCCTAAAGCGTTGTTCACAACACCTGAAGCGTCAATAGCTAAGTTGTTTTGTGCACTCCAGTACTCATCACCAGCACCAGCATCCTCAATTAACATTGCAAGGATTTCTTGGTCAATTTCTAGTGAAATATACTCACTCATGATTGAAGTTAATTCAGCTTCTGCATCTAAAGAATGGTAAGCATTTAGATCTTGAGCGAACTCAGGCGTCCAAACAGCTTTTAATTTTTTAGTTTTAGCAACGATAGCCTCACTTCTCATTTGTACATTAATCTCAGGAATAGCGATTGGTCTGTTAGCAGCATTTAATGCAACGTTACCATCTTCAAAGTCACCTCTGTTATTGTCAGTAGGTTGTAGAGTTTGTAAGATTGTACCTGCAGCATCACCTGCAACAACTGATCCAGATACTACGAAGAAAGATATAATT